TTTGGATCAGATCGGCATTGGTCTCGCTGGCGAGTTTGCCCAGCGCCTCGGGCACGTCGGCGGTCTTCAGTTCCGGGGTGTCCGGTGTCAGCCACGCCTCAAACAGATCGGCGCGCCGCTCGTAAATCACCCAGCCGAAAAACAACAGCATGGCCAGCCCGGCGATGGCGAACGCCTTCCACGGCTTGTCGATAAACTTGAGGACGCGATCGAGGAGACCGGAAACGCCTGACGGGGTGCCCTGATCGCTCATCGTGGCACCTCATGGAACCAGACCCCGCTGCCGCGCGTTAGGCCTCCTGGCCCGCTCCGGGCCAGGAGGAGATCATCCCATGTCGTTGCAGGATACCGCCAATCAGATCAATGCCGCGCTCGACCGCATCACCCAGGCCGGTGGCAACCAACAGCAGGTTCAGCAGGCGGTGCAGGAGGCCAAGCAGCGGGTGCAGCAACTGATCCAGGAAGCGCAGCAGAACAACGGCCAGCAGGGCCAGCAGCATATCCCCGGCCAGCACGGCCAGCAGCACGGCCAGGGCGACCAGCCGCGCCGCTAAACGCCTAGCCGGAACGACCGCTGATCGTCACCTCGCCTGCCTCGACGACATGGATGCGCCCGTGAGCGGCTGACGCGGCTGGCGTGTTCGGAACCGGCGGCATGTCGGCAGGCGGCGGTGGCGGCGGCGGCGGTGGTGGTGGCGGATCGACCGGCGGGATCGGGTTGTCGGGGATCGGGTTCGGGTTGTCGGACATCGTGGCTCTCTCCTCTGAGGGTAGCGGCGGCAGCGTGTGCGCGCCGGGCGGCAGTGGTCTGGCTGGCGCCGGTTTCGGTTCAGCCTGCTTTGGTTGCTTCGGGTCAGGCCGCAGCGGCAGCCCCAGCACGCGGACCTGTCGCTGCACCGCTGGCATGGTGCAGCGAAGGTCGCGGGATATCTCACGGAGTGAGTCGCCGCGATTCCAGGTCTCGGTCAGGCGCGCGTTCTTGGCCGCGCTCCAGACGATCGACATTTACCAGAAGCCGGGCCGGTAGCGATCGCCCACCGCCTCCCAGAATGCGCGCGATGCCTCAGAGAGCGACATCCCTTCAGGGATCGTCACCTCGCCGGTCTCCAGGTTGATCTTGATGCCGCATAAAAACGTCATGATCTGCGACGGCTTGATCTGTTGGATCGTCACGCCGGTCATCGGCTGGAAATAGTTGAGATTGTCGCTGATGCCGCCAGTGACGTGCATCATGCCTTCGGTGTCGATCTTGTCAGCCATCATTCAAACCCCTCGATCACGGGCCGCGATGAACAGCGGCAGTTGATCTCAAAGCCGGGCCATGTCCAGCGGTTCTCCAGATAGGCGCCCTTCTCGACTTCGTAGATCGGCCCCTTGGCGCCGGGCGTATGGTAACCGCGCGAGAACGATAAATGCTCCGGTCGGAAGTGTCCCGGCGCAGTAATGTTGGAGTGCATCCACACCGCCCGCTTGATGCCCGCTTGCGCCTGTCGTGTCTTGGTCACGACCGAATTGAGTTTGAATGTCTGATCGCGCGCGATCAGCGCGGCGCGTTTCTTCGGCAGATCGAACTGTTGCTGCAATTCCTTCTGCACCGTGTTGAGGTCATTGCCCTTCTGCACGCCGCGCATCACGATGCCCTCGACGCGCTGGAGATGCTGCGACGCGATCGACTTGATCAGCCCGACGTTCTCGGTCACCGCGCTGTTCATCACCGCCTGTATCTCGGGCGAGACCTTGAACTGCACGGTCCAGCCCGCCTGATCGAGTAGCTGCTCGATCCGCTGCGTCGAGTGCGCCGCCGACCGGGCGCCCCACTGGCCCGCGACATCGGGGGCGATCTCATCGAAATTCGACTGCCAGCGGTTGCCGAGTTCTTTCATCGTATCGATGATACGATTAGCCGCGCGGGGGTCTTCGCGCCAGCGAGCCGACAGCCAGTAGTCCAGCGAATTGTTCATCCGGTCGATCGCGCGCCAGAGCCGCGAGCGGTAGACCGCGACCACGCCCGCATTGGGATGCACAGGCGGCAGCACGTTAGGTCTGGGCGGCTGCGCCATCGGTCAGGCCCTCGTGGTCGGGGTTTACGCCTTGCGCGACCGCGCACCGCCAGCAAGGAAGTCTCTTGTGCTGGTGCTGCCCGACAAATGACTTTCGAGTTCAGCCGCCGTATGTCCTTGCGCGCTAACGCTACCGTCCGTCACATGGGTCCAGACGTTATTGCCGAGATCGTGGCGCGGGTAAACGTGAATGCGGTCACTCGTTCCCTTCTCCCGGCTTTTATACATCTTATGCACAAGGTGGTCTCTCACCGGATCGTCCGATCCTGCTGTGCCCAATTCGACATAGCCGTGCTTGGCGATCGGCGCCTGCATGGCGCGGTGGTAGTCCTGCATGTCCTTGGGCAGCGATGACAGGTGTTTCGCGTTGTGCGCGCCATCCTCGCCGCCCACGCCACCGCCGCCGCTGGTCCACTCGCCAGAGGCGGCGCGTGGCTGATCGGCGTCCTGCGCCCCGGCTTCATCTTCAGAAAAATCTGGCAGTGAGTCGATATCCACGATCTCGTCGGGGCTTTCGATCGGCTTGGTGCCGAGTGCTTCCGCCGTGAAATCGTGGATCACCTTGCCGCCGACTGAGGCGACCCCCATCAGGGGCTTTTCGGTGTTGTCCGACATCACTCGCCCTCTACATGCTTGCCCGAGATCATCCGGATCGTGGTCTGCGCCCCCGGCACGATCTCGTAGACCTCGAATTGCTGGCCGTGCATCAGTAGTAGTTCATTCTCGTTCAGACCGGAAACCGTGTCGGCCCCCAGCGCGCGGGTGCCCTTGCGACAGGTCATCTCCAGGATCACCGGCTTGCCGCTGAACGCGGCCTTGTCAGCCATGCTCGTGGAGACAAATCCCTCGGTGTTGTAATAGCACGGCAGCCCGGCCTTGAGACCAGCCAGCCAGCCGGGGATCAGCTTGCCGATCGTGGTCGATCCCACACCGCGCCGCAGCACCACGTCCTCGGTCAGCTTGGTTTCCTCTCGCTTGTAGAGTGAATGAACCGCCTTGACCGGGGCGACCGCGTGCGAGGTATCGGCATCGATCTGACCGCGCAGCACGCCGTTCATCGAACCCGAGCCGCTGCCGCAGTAGGACTCGGTGGCTGACTTGGCTTTATGATCCACGCTGTCCCAGAACTTCTGCTCCAGTGACGGCGCGATCTTGCGCGCCTTCGCGGATTTGGTGCTGGATAGCTGGGTGGCGCCATTATAGGTTTTATTCGCCCAGGCGAGAACCTCCGCGTCAGCGTGCTTGGTGCTGTTGGGCTTCGATGGTGACGGCGGCGCCTTGGGTGCCGCTGGTGCCGCTTTCGGCGCGGCTGGCGTCGGCACGCTAGGTGTCGCGGCATCGGCAAACCCGACACCGGGGATCGGTTCGCCGCCCAGCGACTTGATCCAGCTATTGGCGAACTTGGCACTGTAGCCGTCTGGATAGTTCACCACGGTCGGATAGGTCTTGAGTTGCTCGACCTTCTCCTCGTTGGTGCCTGTGCCTGACGCGATGTCGTAGAGGTTCTGCTGATGCTGCGACTTGGCGTTCGGCGCCGGTCCCTGCGGTGGCATCGGTGGCTTTGACCAGCTTGCGGCGACCTCGTTCTTCAGCTTGTTGACCTGAATCTCGGCGTAGTCCTTATGCCCCGGCGGCGCAAACGTGTTTTCAATGATCGTGTAATTGATGGCGTCGATCTTCTGCTGCGCCGTCAGCCCAGGATCGGCCACGATGTCATCGACCTTGCCTTTCATGCCGATATTCTTGGGCGTTGGCGGGGTGGCGCCGTTCTCTTGCGCGACCTTGGCCATGATCACGGCCTTGGCGTAGCCGTGTTCGGCGCTGCCTTCCTTGATCACCCCGCTGGCGAGGCCCTTGTTCATGTAATCCAACAGCCCGGTCGATTTGGTGAATCCCTTGTCTGCCATCGAGTGGATGTTCACGATGGTGCCGTTGCCTTTGAACATGGCGGGCAGCGGCGGAATGATCCCCTGTTCGATGCCCGCGATGGACTGCGCCGCCGTGCCCGGTTCCGCTGTCGGTGGCTCGCCCTTGATCGCCGCGATCAGCTTCTTGGCGTAGTCCCGCGTCGGCCCCGAACCGCCCTTGGCGTCGCTCTCAAGCTGCTTGATCTTGTTGTCGGTCTTCCAGTGACCGTGCGCGGCGACTTCCCACATCTCTTGCTGCACCGCCGTGCCGTCATGCGGTGGCAGGCTTTCGCCCATTTCCTGTTCAAGCTGGTTAAGCCCCGCCGTCGCCTCGCTGATGTCGTGACCCTGGAGTTCGGCAGCTTTCTTCAGGTCTTTCAGCGTATCGATCTTCTGCTGCAAATGCCCTGGCCCGGTCAGGATCGCATGCACCGCCGCGATCGGCACCTTGCCGCCTTGTGGCGTCGGTGGCGGCGCGGCTGGATTTAGCTGGAAGTTCTCCAGCGGATCAGCCGCCGCCATCTTCTCCATCTCGGCTTCGGACGGCGCGCCTTGCGAGGGTGGCCCCTCGACGCCGCCCTTCATCTTCACCGCCTTGCCCAGCGCGCCCTTCGGCATGCTGTGGTGATCGGCCAGATGGTCGATCAACTGGTTCATGAAGCCAGCGACGTTGCTGGATTTCATCTTGCCAGCTTCGGTCTTCATCAGCGTGGCGAGTTCGTGCGGATTATCATTGCCGGAAGCGATATGCTCCTCCAGCGCCTTTTTCATCTTGGCGCCAGCCGGTCCCGCATACTTGGTTAATTCCGGCACCGGCTTGGACGGTTTCGGAGCCGAGCCACCGCCGCCGCTCGCGCTGGTGGCGAACTTGCCGCCCTCGTCGCGTTTGACCGCTGACTCGTCCCACTCACCGATCATCGCATCGGCGGCGCCCGCGAAACTCTCGATCGCCTCGTCAGACGCGGGCAGCGCATCGGCGCGCTTCTTGATGTCGTTCTTGCGCGCGATCAGCTTGTCGGCCAGCGCATCTTTCTCGGCTGCCGTGCCAGGACCGTGGGTGTGAACCGCCGCCCTGATCGCGTGATCGGGAATCGAGGTCACCCGCTCCGCCGATTCCCGCAGCCGCCGGGGCGACATCTCGCCAAACACTTTGGCAGCAAGCGACTTCTGGCGCAGGGTATCCCACTCGGTCGCCTCGTTGCCGAACGCCTCGCCCTTGGGACCGCCTTGGGCGCGATAGAGCAACGCGCCGCCGGTATCGAGCGTGTGCATCTCGCCGTCGAGGCGGGCTTGGTTCCAGTCGTTCTCGTGCTGGCCCATACCGATCACGTCCCAGTTCGCCAGCCACGCATGGGTGGCGAAATTCTTCTGTGCGGCGCGCCGGTCCTCCTTGTTGTCGATGTCGATGTTCTGCTTGCCGTGGTGCCACTCCGACGCCGTGCCCAGCTTGCCGCCAACCGTGGCGGGCATAATCGGCAGCACGGGCGACCGCGCCATCTCGTAGAGCCGCGTGGCCAGCAACTCGTTCTTGGCGTGGCTCTCGCTCTTGCTCTCCTTGGCGTAGAACCGCCGCCCGCTGTCGGGGTCTTCGTATTCGCCGCCGGGGTTCGATCCCAGCGCCCCGCCGACCTTTTTCATCTTGGAGAAATCGAGCGGGTGGTGTTCGTCGCCGCCCTCGATCGTATGCTGCGCGATCAGCCGGTCGATCGGCTTGTTGAGGTGCTGGTGGAGTTCACCGGGCGGCACCAGCGCCACCGCCTCGCTCTCCCAGCCATGCTCAGACGGCGAGCCGCCGATCCGGCGGGCGTAATAGTAGCGCGCCTGCGAGGTGTCGCGCTGGGCGTCGCCAGCGAAGCCGGTCAGTTCGACCCGCAGCCCCGACTCCTCGAAAGCCTCCTTGATCGCGGTCGAGCGCAGGCTGTCGCCCTTATCGACGCCGCCCTTGGGGAAGCTGGCCTTGTAGCCGCCATAGGCGTTGCTGGGCCGGATGGTCCAGACCCGCCCGTCCGGTTCCTGCACGATGACGCCCGCCGCCTGCTTGCGCCCACCCTTGAGCGGCGGCACCTCGGGTTCCTCAAACTCCGGACCCTTGTCGGCCTCCGCCTGCCAGCCCTCGCTGGTCGTCGGGTGGTCGTCCCACGGCTTGAACGCCACGCCATGCAGGCTGCCGCTGGCGGGCTTCTTGGTGCTGAAAGTGACCGCACCGGCCGGAACGTCAGCATTGCTGGCGTTGGTTTCATGGGAAACACCCGGCAGGGAGGCTGACGTTCCGGCGCCTGTCTTGGGGGCCTTGGCGCCTTTGGCGCGCTGCGCCTGCTTGGCGGTCTTCGCGGTCGCGGCGCCACCGCCGGAACCGAACTGGCCATTATCGGCGCGCTTGATCTTGCTTTCGTCCCACTCGGGATCAGCGTCCTGTGCCTGCTTCGCCGGTCGGCGCAGCATCGATTCTGTGGTCGAGAAATCGCGCTTGCGGCCCTTGTTCGGGGTGAAGCCGAATTGCTTATAGAAATCGGTCAGCCGGGCCACGCTACTGGCGCCGAAATGTGTCGATGGCGTCAGCGCGATGGTCTTGCCGTTCGCGTCGGCATACGCCGTCAGGCTGTGCATTGCCTGGGTGCCGATGCCCTGACCGCGTGCCTCCTTGGGCAGCGCGATCTTGCTCAGTGTGATGGTGTCGCCGTGTTCGCTCAGATGATGGCTGATGCCGTGCTGGTCCCAGTGCGCCTCGACATGCGCCAGCGTCGCCGGGGCAGCACCGCCGCCCGAACCGAACTTACCAGACGCATCGCGTGGCTCGTTGGGATTGAAAGCGTCGGCGCCAAGCTGGACATGGCCGCGATCGTGCGGCCCCAGGTGGACATGGATCGCCGCGTCGGGGTCTTGGGTCACCACTTTGGTGTGGCCCTCGCCCACTTTCAGGCCGTTTTCGTCTTCCTCGTCGCGCGAGCCTTTGTTGGGGTCTGGCGCTTTGGGCGATCCACCCGCCTCGCCCATCTTGCCAGGACCACTGGTCACGGGCGCAGGCGAGCCGCCAGCGGGTTTCGACAGACCGGATGGGCCAGCGCCGCCGGGGGCGCCTGGAGGCCCACCGGGTCCGCCGGGAGGCCCTCCAGGGCCACCACCTCCGCCCATGCCGCCCAGTGGGTCGGGTTCCTGATTAGGCGGCGGAGGCGCAGGGGTGGAGAGGTCCAGCCCCTGATAGGGGCTGTCGGATTCGTCGGCAAGCTTCTGCCTGATCTCGTCGGGCGAGAGAACCCCCGCGTTGACATAGACCGCGTCGAGGTCGGCGTCCGACTTGCGCGCGGCGGCCTCCTCCTGCTCCGACATCTCGCGCAGCGGTTCCCAGGCATGGGTGATCGCCGGATCGATCTCGCCAAACAGCGATAGCTGCATGATGTTGAGGATCGTGGTCAGGTTGGCGTCAAAGAAATTACCCTGACTGGCGTGGATGAACTGCGCCCAGACCTGGAGTTCGCCCTCCGATGTCGCGTTCAGCCCAGATGGCGAAATTCCCAACAGCACGACAAGAGGAATGCCAACAGCAGAAGCCATATGCTCCTGCGACTGAGCCTGGAGATGATCGAGCGATCCCAGCGGCGCCGAGACATTCTTGAAATCCTCGGTGGTCTTATCCAACGCCATCAGGTTGGAATTGTCGCGGAAGTAATTGAACAGCGCGGCGCGCATTTTCATCTGCGTCGCGGCGCCCGCGTTCATCACGCTGCCCATGTTGGTCATCAGCACGGGCGTCGAGAAACTATGAATGAGATCGGAGACGCTCTGACGTGTGCGCAGCCAGTTGTCCACGTAGGGTTTCGCCATCTGCGACAGTGACAGCCCGCCGAACGAATAGGCGGGCTTCATCATGTCGGGCATCTCGCGGCCGATGAACGGCAACAGCCGGGTGCGATGCACCTCCTTGCCCATCACCCACCACGTCTGCGGCAGATAGAA